CGACCTCACGGACGACCAGGTCGCCGCGATCGTCAAGGCCGCGAAGTCGAAGTGGATCCGAATCTCCTCGGGGAAGGCCGCTCGCGCTCGACTGTTCACGCGGAGCTCCCGCGGGTTCACGGTCGAGGACTCCGACGTCCCGCTGACTCACTACCTCTACCTGGAGCCGACCGCGTCCAGCGATTTCGACGAGCCGCGTCCTAAGACCCTCGCGGACGAGCTCGCGGAGGTCGCCGGGAAGAAGGCTCCCGCCCCCGCGGCCGCCTCGACTCCCTCCAAGCCCAAGACGACCGCCAAGCGGAAGTAGGCTCGACCCGTGGCAATCTCCGAGACCTCCCTCCGGTCCCAGGTCCAGAACGCGGTCGCGTTCCTCGATAACCTGTTCGCCGCCCAAACGATCGCGACCGACCAAGCGACGGTCGTCGCTGGGACCGCCGGTCCGCTGGCAAAGGCGAAGCTGGAGGGAGCGGAGATCGTCCGCGCTCTCGTCGCTCAGGCAATCGGGAGCGCTCAGCTCCTCTTGGGCGCGAACCTGATCGACTACTCGACGGAGATCACGCTCAAGCCCGAGCGGGACGTCCTCCTCGCGATCGGCCGCCTGTTCGACTACTTCCACGCGAACAATATCTCCGTGGAGTCTCGCGTGTTCGATCACGGGACCTGGACGACGTTCGGGAGCTCGAAAGGGGAGCTCTCGCGGCTCTCCCTCGACGAGTTCGCCTATGGGATCGAGGCGACGTTCACGGAGAAACGAACCCTCCGCTGTATCGCGGACCAGAGCTCCGGCGGCCGACGGTTCGCTGAGGTGTTCGCGCTGGAGGGGTCCGCCAACGGTCCCGACATTCTCGACATTCGAGGGAGCGGAGCCTCGACGAACCTCACGGTCGCGTCGGCTCTGAATTCCGGGCTCTCGAACTCGACGTTCGCTCAGTACTCCTGGACGACCGCTCCCGCGGCCTCGACTCCCGCGACCGGCGTCGCGAACGACGAGGTAACGGACTGGACGCTCGGGGACCCGACCGATCACGAGCTCGACGTCGACCTAGCTCCGCATACGCTCCCCGGGATCACGACCCCGGTCACGCTCCGGTTCAACGACAACGGATCCTTGTCCCAAAAGCTCTCCGTCTCGAACGCTCAGGTCGACCTGAACTCTCCCTACAAGGCGGGATTCTGGATCTACCGGGAGTCGAGCTGCGACGGGACCCTGACGCTCGCTATGGGCTCGACGACCAAAGCGGTCGCTATGTCGACGTTCTCGAACTCGACCTGGACTTGGTTCGAGCTCGACGACGACGAGGACCTCTGGCCTGGAAACTGGCTCAACGACGAGGCCGCGGTCTCGCTCACGCTCGCGTCGAGGACGACCGGGACGTTCGTTTGCTCGAACCCCCACTGGGGACCCATGAGCCTGTTCGACGGGCTCTGGTACTTCCTCCCCGCGGGGACCTCGCCTCACCTCCTGGACGACGAGATAACCGCGACCAGCTCGATCGCGTCGGACTCCAAGATCCAGAAGCACCTCGCGTACGCGTTCGGTGCCTACCTCCCTCACCGCGCCTCGGTCGCGACGATCACGGCCGCGGGCGGGCGGACCCTCACGTTCGCCACGGGACCGGACACGATCACGGCCTCGACCGGCTCGTTCGTCACGGACGGATACGTCGTCGGAATGAAAGTCGTCGTCGCGGGGACGTCCTCGAATGACGGGACCTACTCGATCACCGCGGTCGCGGCGCTCGTCCTGACGGTCTCGGAGACCCTCACCGCGGAGGGTCCGCTCTCCGCGACCGCTACCCTCGACGGAACGCCAACGATCCCAGACCCTAGCTAGAGGAGGTCCTATGTCGCTCTCGACCGCGGTCACGACCCGCGTCCCGGCCTCTCGTCTGATCCAGCTCACGAACCAAGGCGACCGCTCCGCGTCGACCGTCGACTCGACCCGACTCGCGGCCGCGGTCGCGGACGCGGAGGCGGAGTTCTACCAGCTCGTCGGGGTCGTGTTCGACTCCTCGACCGCGGCTCACGTCCCGGTCGGCGTCGCTGGCGTCCTCTACTACCTCGAATCTTGGGCGGCCGGAGAGACTCCCGCGACGGAGGGGATTCGGAAGCGCTGGCACCTGGCGTGCGGCCGACTCGCTCGCTCGCTCGGGGCGGATCAACCCCTGATCCCTCAGACCCTCTCGCCGCTCGAATACGACGAGGACCTCCCGACCCGACGGCCGGACAACGATCGGCAAGCCTGGGGGGACGTGATCCTCGACGTCGGGTTCGGCCGCGACCCTCGGTCCAACCGTGGCTAGGGACTTCCTCCGAATCGAGAAGGGAGCCGGGGTCGAGCTCGCTCGTCGGCTCCGCGACGCGGAGGAGGTTCTGACCTCGATCGGTGCTTATCTGGTCTCCCAGACCCAGAAGGCATTCCGCGAGCAAGGCCGCGGCGGGGAGAGCTGGGCCGGTCGAATGACGCCCAACGTTCCCGGGATCGTCCGCGACATGAACGCGGGGAAGCAGCCACCGAAACGGAGGTTCTCCCCTCGACCCGCGCTCACCGATACCGGTCGGCTCCGTCAATCCGTGAACTACAAGCTCCGCGGCCGGACCTCGGTCGTCGTCGGAGCCGCGGTCCCATACGCGGAGACTCACCAACTCGGCGGGATCTCCGAGGTCGTCCTCTCCTCGACCGGCCGCTCGAACCTCGCTCAGTATCTCCGGGACGAGCCCGAGCTCCGGGAGGCTCTGGGCTGGTTGTTCTCCGTCCCGCGGTTCATGGTCAAGGTCCGAGCTCGACCGTTTCTCATGGTCACCCCGGCCGACGAGGTCGAGATCCAGGAGCTCGTCGACGAACACCTCCTGGGAGGCTAAATGGGACTGATCGACGTCAAGACCGCTCTAAAGGTTCCGGGTCGGCTCTGCTACGGGAGCTCGCTCGACTTCTCCGCCGCGTTCCCTCACTCGGGGACCGCTCTCGGAATGGTCCTCGCCTCGACCGTCCGTCACTCGGAGACGGTCGCTCCAGTCCGCGTCGAGGACTTCGGGGTCTCGACGGAGATCGTCGACCTCGTCGAGGCGGGGGAGCGCTGGGTTTTCTCCTGCGCTCTCCGCGGAAGCGACGCGGCCGCGCTCGGGGTCGTGTTCAAAAACACGATCACCGGGTCGAGCTCGGGGGAGCCCGTGATCCTGCACCCCGGAGCCCGAGGGGAGGGAGTTCTCCGCTCCGTCTCGCGCTCGATCGGCCTCCTGTTCTCCCCGCTCGACCCACGTCACCCCGCGGTCTACTTCCCTCAAGCCCTGCCAATGCTGGAGGGGGAGCGCGAGCTCGTTCTCCACAGGACGAAGGAGCGAGTGATCCTCGCCGGGTTCGTCGCGACGCGAGCGGTCACGACCGCGGGCGGAGCGGTCCAGGTCGGGCTCCTGGAGGACCTCGTCGAGCTGACTCCGTGACGCGGCTCGCGACGATCCTCGGGGTCCCTCTGGAGGAGACCTGGCCCGAGGCGGAGGAGATCCGCGCTGGGTTCTGGCGACTCCTCGTCGAGGGGTCCGAGGTCCTGCACAGGTCGAACGTCGCTCCGACGCTCGCGGAGCTCGGGGCGTTCTCCGTCCGCGAGCGGCTCGCGTTCGCTCAGGCGGCCGACCGCGTCCGCGTCCGGGAGGTCCTCGACCTCGCGGCCGCGATCTCCGGTCAGGCGGAGGAGGTCGCGGCGGAGCTCGACGGGGGAGCCTCGCTCCTCGAACGTGAGCTGGAGACGTTCACGGACCAGCTCCAGGAGGCGCTCTAGTGAACTCGTGGCAACTCCTCCGGCAACTCAAGGCGACCCTAGAGGCCGCGGCCTGGAGCGACTCTCCCTCGGAGCTCGTGTTCGGTCAGGTCGCGCTCTCCGCGGGGTTCGCTTCGGACTCGCGACCCTCGGTCCAGTTCCCGCTCTGCCGGGTCCGTCCGCTCGGGGAGGCTCCCGACGAGGAGGAGCCCGGTCTCGTCCAGCTCCAGGTCGAGGTCGAGCTGACCCAGCGGGTCTACGGTGACCGGACCGGGGAGGTCGCTCTCGTCGGAGGGAGCCGCTCCAGCGGTCAGGGAGGCTCCGACGGCCGCGGGCTCCTGGAGATCGAGGAGGAGCTAAAGAGCACGCTAGGAGCTCTCGCCCGCGTCGAGGGGATCGGCCTCCGGTTCGACCATGCGACCTCCGCCGCGGCGGGGGAGGTCGACGGGTTCGGCTACCTCGTGTTTCGGGTCTACACGTTCTCCGCCTGGCTCACGGAGTCGAGGACCTACCCCGCGGCTCGGAAGCTGGCGGGGACGGACGCGGGATCCCAGACCGCGGACCTGACCTGGGAAAACCCGGCGGATCGGTTCGACCGCTCCGACCTCGTCCTCCGGGTCGCGAGCGGCTCGACCGCTCCGAGCTCCGTCACGGACGGGACCGGGGTCACGGTCGGGGCCGCGGCGGAGTCGCTCTCTCACGCTCCAGGCGGAGCGGGAACCTGGAGCTATGCCCTGTTCGTCGGCTACGACGAGACCGGCTCGGGGAGCCCTGATCGCTACTCGAC